TATATCATCTACAGCTTGGATAATTACATCATCACCAGAACCAGTAGTTCGTACATACAAATCACCAGTACTATTAGTTACATAGGAGTCTGTACCATTATGATAGAGAGCAAGATCTCCACCACCTCCAAATTTAGCCATGGTATCATCTTGAAATACTACATGATTCTCCGATTCATCCCAAGTAACATCTTTACCAGAATTTGTACCATTATCAAGGGTAATATCACCAGCAACAGTAAGACCAGTTAAAGTACCAACTGAAGTAATGTTAGTTTGAGCAGCTCCAGTAACAGTAGCAGCTGTACCTGATGCATTACCAGTTACATTTCCAGTTAAATTACCAGCAAATGCGGTAGCTGTAACTGTACCTGAACTTGGATTGTAAGTAAAGTTACCATCCATCTCCAAGCCGTGACTACCAGTTGTACTTGCAGCATCTTCTACAAATGCTACTAAGTTATTTTCATTTGTACTCTCATTATCTGTAACTGTTACATGTCCAGAAGTTGTCGCTGTAGCAGCATTACCAGTACAAGATCCAGAAGATCCAGATGTATTACCAGTTACATTACCAGTTACATTACCAGTTAAATTACCAGAAAATGTTGTAGCAGTTACAGTACCTGTACTAGGATTATAATGAAAGTCTCCATCAGATTCTAAGCCAACATTACCTGTAGAAGAAGCATCTTCTATAAAGGTAATTAAATTATTTTCATTAGTATTTTCATTATCTGCAACACTTACATGAGCCGCATTAGTTGCGTTAGTTACTGTTACTCCAGCAATATGTGTATCTATAGCTGTACCACCTATTGTAATAGCGTCAGCTTCTAGAGTTCCATCAAAATCACCATCTACTGCATCTATATTACCTTTAAATACAGTTGCAGTTACTGTTCCTGAGCTAGGATTGTATGTTAAGTGACCATCCATTTCTAGACCGACGTTACCTGTTGATGAGGTAGCATCTTCTACAAATGTAATTAAATTCTCTTCATCAGTACTTTCATTATCAGTGACAAGAACATGGGCTGAATTTGTTGCATTAGTTGAAGTAACCCCTGCAATATGCGTATCTAATGCAGTACCGTTAACAGTAATTGCGTCTGCTTCTAATGTTCCATCAATATCAGCATCACCTGAGATATCTAAAGTAGCAGCATCTAATTCACCACTTATAGTAAAGTTTGTAACACCTGTACCATCTGCTCTAGCTATTGGAAAACCACCAGCAGTTGAGCCGTCATGTACGACAAGAGATTCCTTGTCAGTATCAACAGTAACTTCACCCTCGGCTCCTGTGAAACTACTATGTTGCGAGGTTGTACCTCGTCTTAGTTTTAATAATTTAGCCATTATGCGATAGATCCGAAGTCAATTTGTAAGTTATCACCACTGATAGTAGCTACTTCAGTGAGGTTTTTATCATTGCAGTCTAAATGACCACCCAATTCAGGAGATGTATCTTCAAGTATTTCTGATAAACCAGCAGCTGCTGTTACAACCCAACCAGTACCATTGTAGTACTTAAGAGTATTACCAGTAGAATCATACCAAAGATCACCTTCATCTAAAGATGAGGAGGGTGCACTGGATGCTATTCTATATACATTAGCAAATGTATTTATATTAGTAATATTAGTTGCACATGTATCTAAAGATCCTGTACCTGAACCTGAACTAATAGAATCAGTAATAAGGCCTAAATCTTCTTGTCTAGTAAGAGAACCTGATACAATAGAAATATCATCTAAGACTGATTGAGCTGGTGTCATTGCTGAATAACCATCTCCAGATGATCCATCATAAACCATCATTGATTTATTAGATGATGAATCAAACCATAAGTCACCTGTTGCTAGAGACGATGAGTCTGCTCTAGCTGTAGGAGCTGAAGTTGCTATTTGATAAGTATCACCATAATGATTTATATCTGCTATATTAGTGGCACAATTATTAACATTTGCAATAGAACCACCAACGTTATTTATATTTGTTATATTTGTTGCACAGGTATCTAAGTCGGATACAATATCAGGTGTTCCTAAAGTATTTAAATCAGACACAACATCTGCTGTACCTAAGATATTTAAGTCTTCAACAACAGCAGCTGTACCTAATAGTGCCATGTCAGCTACACAATCTGTTGTACCTAAGATACCCATATCTTCTACAACTGCAGCCGTACCTAATAGCCCCATTTCTGTTGCTTTACCTGCTAATGTAGTAACTTCAGTTGCTTTAGGAGTTAATCTATGGAAAGTATATGATGGAGCTGCAGCATAAGCAGAATCACTTAATGCCTTTGTCTCCACTAACATACCAAAGTTAGGACCATATGTAGTACTATTCGCTGCACCAGTAATAGTTAAATCATTAGATAAGTTGTCTAATGTATTAGCTGGTATAGTAATAACTCCACTACCACTTGAGGTATAGGATGTACTTAAGGTACCAATACTAACTATTGTACCTGCAGCACTGTTTATATCAGGGTTAGTTGCAGGGAATTTTGATTCATCTGCAATTGGTACGAAACCACCAACTTCATCAACAAGATCAATAATTCTATCATTAATAGCTGCTGTAGTAGCGATCGTTGTATCATTATCAGGGAATGTATCCCCATCTTTAATTGTTTCCCCTGTACTTACGTTGAAATATCTAGCTTCTGTTGCTGCAGTAGTGAAATAGGTAGTATCATTTACTGTATGTGCAGCTTGTTCACTATTAGTAATTTTAGTCGCAGCTGCTAAATCAGTTGCAGTGCCTGCATTTCCACTAACATTACCTGTAACATCACCAGTTACATCTCCAGTTAGATCACCTGTTACATCACCTGTAATAGTACCAGACGCATTAATGGTTGTAAATGTACCTGCTGCTGCAGAATTTGCACCTATAGTTGTGCCATCTATATTTCCACCGTTAATATCTGCTGTAGCTATAGTACCTGTAGTAAAGGTTCCAGCTGCTGCTGAACTTGCTCCAATAGTAGTTCCATCAATTGCACCACCATTTATGTCTGCAGTTGCAATAGTACCTGTTGTAAAAGTTCCTGCAGCTGCAGAAGAGCCACCAATAGTTGTACCGTCAATTGCTCCAGCATTAATATCTACTGTTGCAAGGGTTGCAGTACCATCTACATTTACTGTAGAATCAAAATCCGCAGCTCCTGTAACATCCAATGTACCAGGAACATCAACATTACTTGTCCATTCGACTCCAGTACCATCAGAATCGGTTTGTAAGATCTGCCTGGCT